TGGTGGTGTTAATACGGAGAACAGATTATTAGAGATATGGAGAATATTAGGTTTGGATTCTGTAAACCCTCAACAAATACGGGATACTTCTATAACTGTTGGGGATATAACTTTAAATATTGTCAATTCAGAGCAGAATGAGCTTACTACTATATCGAGATCCTAATGACTTTTGCAAGAAGACTAGCTATAGGTACTCGGGGCTATAGAGGCAACTTTATAGAAAATAGTTATATTAATCAGGAGTTTATTATAAAAGAAGATTTCGAAAATGTAAATATTAATTTAGCTTCTATGATAGCCGTACTAGAAGATGTTTCTGTGGTGGTGGATTCAGTTATAGACATAGGCTTCGAAGTAATAAGCGTAAACATTGGCGTTGATGCTACTATAGACCAACAGGAAGCGACTATAGATAATTGTTAAATAAAAAAGGGGCCGAAGCCCCCTTTTTATATCATTTAAAAATGTCTTGCCAGTTACCAGTAGTACTGGCCTTAGCGTATTCTGTAGAACGATTCTCGAAAAAATTCGTATGTTCTACTGCATTTACCATATAATCAAGCCAAGGAAGAGGGTTGCTTTCTGAATTGAAAATCTTCTTCATTCCTAGCCCTAATAGTCTTTTGTCAGCAATATATCGAATGTACGCTTTTACTTCTTCAGGGGATAGATCTTCCACTTCAGTAGCTCCAAAAGCAACATCAATAAATGCGTCCTCTAACTCTACTACTCTTTCAGCAGCACAGTAAATTTCATACTTAAGTTCATCGTTCCATATTTCAGGGTTCTCTTGAATATAAGTTCTGAAAAGTTTTGACATTCCTTCAACATGTAAGCTCTCATCTCGAATTGACCAGGTAACAATCTGGCCCATATTCTTCATAAGATTGTGGCGAGGAAAGTTCAATAGAATAGCAAAACTACTAAACAACTGTACTCCTTCCGTAAAGCCACTGTATACTGCTACAGTTTTAGCAATATCTTTCTTAGTATTCATATTGAAGTTAGTCAAATAATCATGCTTATCGGCCATCTCTTGGACGTCCATAAACATTTGATATTCTTCTTCTGGAAACCCGAGAGTCTCTAGAAGAGTAGAATATGCGTCCTGATGAACGGCTTCCATTGCTGCAAATGCAGACAACATCATTCGTACTTCAGGAGCTTTAAACGTAGGCAGGTAATGCTTCGCATACCCACAGCAAACGTCTACATCACTTTGCGTGAAAAAACGAAAGATATGTCCAAGCAAACGCTTACTATTATCATCCAAAGTACGATAATCTTTAAGGTCGTCTGCCATTGGGACTTCTTCCGGCATCCAGTGTAGATGTTGCTGCGTCTTATACGCTTCATACGCCCAGTTATACTGAAACGGTTTGTAATAATTTCTTTCATCTGTAACCATAAATCACCCTTCACAAGCTAGACACGAATCTTCGTCGTCAAATATAAAATCTCTTAGTTTTTCGTCAGATACTACTTCTGCACGTTTGTATGCTTCACTTCTTGCATAGTACAATGTTTTCATACCACGTCGCCAAGCAAGCATATGAACATTGTGTAGTTCCTGCTTACTTACATCGGCTGGAAAGAATAAGTTTACAGATTGTGACTGGCAAATATGCTGCTGTCGGTCTGCTGCAAACTCTACAACCCAGCGCTGATCAAGCTCAACAGCTGTTTTGAATACATCTTTCGTCCAAGTATCGAGAAATTCAAGATGCTGAACGCTGCCTCCGTGTGTCATAATATCTTTCCACACTTCATCAGTATTCATGTCAATCTCATCCAAAGCATGTTCCAAGTACTCATTTTTCAGAAGACTCGTTCCAGACTTTGTTTTCTGGGTAAAAGCATTTGCACGATATGGCTCAATGCTTGGACTAGTGTTACCACAAATAATACTACTGCTAGCATTAGGGGCAATAGCAAGAAGATGGGCATTACGAATTCCATAACCGACACCATCAGGACATTCTCCTTTCTCAGCAGCTAACTGCTGACTGGCTTCGAGTGCGGAAGATTTTAAGTGAGAGAAGGCTCTCATGTTAAAACTCTTCGCCATTGCACTTTCAAAAGCTATATTGTGTCGTTGAAGGTAGGCATGAAATCCCATTGCTCCAAGACCAATTGAACGTTCTCTCATAGCACTATACTTCGCTTTCTCAAGGGAAGAAGGTGCGTGCTGAATGAAGAATTCTATTACATTGTCCAACATTCGAACTAAATCTGGGATGAACTCGGGAATATTCTTCCAGCTTTCATACTCTTCCAAATTCACACTAGAAAGACAACACACTGCGGTTCTCTCTTCATTAGTAGGGAGAGTAATCTCCGAGCACAGGTTAGAATGGTGAACACGCAGCCCTAAGTTTCTTTGAAACTCGGGAAGATCGTTATTCACAGCATCCTCAAACATAATGTAAGGTTCGCCTGTTTCTACACGGTTCTGAATCAGCTTCACCCAGAGTGCTTTCGCTGCCACAGTTTTAGTCACTTTATTACTATGAGGGTCAATCAATGCCCAACTATCATCAAATCCTGGTTCTTCTGTCGCTTGCGCGATGAGTTTCATGAACTTGTCAGGAATGACCACAGCATGATGAAGATTGGTAGATTTTCTATTGATATCGCCACCAGTAGGCTTTCGTACATCGAGAAATTCTTCGATCTCGGGATGAGAAATGTGTAAATAAGCTGCATATGAACCCCTTCTAGTTACCCCTTGTGAGAAAGCCAACATCTCTGCGTCAACCACTTTCATAAAGGGGATAACACCAGTGCTTTCGCTTCCATTACTCGTGCGGGAGCCTACGGAGCGTATACTGCTCCAGCTTCCGCCAACCCCGCCACCTACAGAAGACAAGAATGCGTTCTCCGTATAGTGTCCTGTTAGTCCTTCTCTACTGTCTTCAACATAGTTGAGAAAACAAGAGATAGGTAGTCCACGAGTAGTCCCTCCATTCGAAAGAATTGGAGTAGAAAACATAAACCACAGATTGCTTGCATAATCATACAATCGCTGTGCATGGCTTTCGTCATCCGCAAAGGCTCTCGCCGCACGTGCGAAAGCGTCCTGAGGCGATGATTCACCTTCTATTAAATATCTATCTTCTAGCGTCTGGATACCAAACGTAGAAAGAAGACGATCTCTTCCATAATCAATTAACATTTATATATTCCTTAACTCGTTCGTCTATTTCTAGTAGACTATGCCCAGGATGTTCTATAGCTTCAGCGCAATAGCTGACTAAATCCATCATCCTATAATTTTTAAGTATTAGTTCCTTGCTCGCATTAAGAGCCTGAATATATTTATATCTACTAGGTATAGGTATAGCATCGTAGATATCGAACGCTGTACCGTATTCTTTGAGAAGTTCCGTAGCCCTTTTTGGCCCTATACCGGCAACTCCATCAACATTATCTCCCTTATCGCCTGTTAGAACTTTAAAAGAGATATAATCTTCTTGAGGAAAATCAAAAAATTCCTCCCAATTAAACACTGTAGTTTCTTTACGAGTTACTGTAGAGAACCTAGATACATTTTCATTCACGAGTAAGTCCCAGTCACGGTCACTTGAAATCATCCATATATCTTCGATACCCATTTCTTCTCGTTTTGATACTACATAAGCTACCAAGTCATCGGCTTCCACGTTAGCATATCTTAACAAGAGAAACTGTTCCTCTAAAGCTTCCAGAGTTCTCTCATATTCTTCGAAAAATAACTTAATATCTTTTTTCTCTTGTTCTGTTTGATCTTTATATTTTTCTGCCCTATTAGCTTTATACTGAGGGTCAATGAATTTTCTGTAAGCGCTAGATCCTTGATCTCCTGTAATAATAATTTTACTACAATCATATGATTGCGCCAAGCTCTTTACAGTATTAACATAGTCTTGTTTAAAGTCTAATTTACCCTGATGTTTCCAGCGAAACGCTAAATTCATGCCATCCACAATGAGAGCATTCTTATTAGGTTCCATTATCTTTTCTTTAAAGCTGGCCACGAGTCCACTCCATAGGTTCATTTTCTAGCCACTCTTCAGCTAGACATACATAGCAATCCAACCAAGATAGGTGCATATGCTTTGTACTTTCCGGTTTTATATTTGTCACTACAAATACTTTTGATCTAGAATACTTAAAGAACAACAAAGGTTGTTGAAGTTTAAGCTCTGCTTGTTTTACTATCTTTTCCCACCAAATTAAAAGGTAATTAGTTTTATTCGTAAATACCTTGTCACTAAGCGGAGATTTTTCATAATTCTTTACTTCTATACAAAACGCATTATTAGCGTCTGGTATATATAAATCGCCCTTTAAGTAAGCGAGAGCCCCCGAACTGGGGACTCTCTCAAACTGTAGGCCGGACGCATCACGAAGCATATCTCGTACAAGATACTCTCCTCGTTGTCCTTTTGCTCTCGGATCTACCATTATGCTATCAACCTGCTTATATTTGAGCTTTTAATTACTTCCACTTTTTCTAATAATGGATGAGACCATCCATGATTTACAAGGTAAGTGTTAAGCTCTTCCTCTAGTAAAACTTCTACCAATTTCTCTTTTCCAACCTCATCCAGAACTGTCATGACTTCATCAAGAAACAGAACATTAATACGGCTAGAAGACAGACTACTCATTAGCTTGCGAATCGCAAGAAGAGTAGCAGTATTTACTCTAGCCAATTCTCCGCTCGAAAGCGCGAGAATATCTACTACGTTTCCATTATCTGTAATTTCTACATTAAGTTTGTCGTTGTTTACAGCAAAGTTCAATGTGAAGCGTCCGTCTGAAAGTTCTGCGAGATACTCGCTCGTTAATTCTTCCAACTCTTTAACAAGATTTTCTATCTTGTATGCAATCAGTCCATTCGTACTGAAAGCTTTTTTCAAGATTTCAAGATTACCCTTCTTCACTCCTAGAATTTTATATCGAGATACTACTTCTGCAAGTTGTTTATCGAACTCTGCAGTCTGTTCAGTTATAACTTCGATCTTAGCGTTATAGGCTGAACGAGCATGATTCTCTCTTTGCATAAGATCTATTTCATTCTTCTGCGTAGCAATATTAGTTCTAATGTTAGTGATACGAATTTTCAAGGCTACTTCATCAACTAAAACAGTGGGGAGATTATTATCAACAGAGCGATATAACTCTTCCCACTCCTTCTGTTTACTAGCTTTTACTGTGAAACTCTCATTGTTCTCTTGAATCTCTTTAATTTTCTTCTGGATATTTGTGTGTTTGTCTTGTTCGACTTTAATTTTCTCTTGTTCTTCATAGATATGTTTTTTCTTAAAATCCTCTGTAACTGATTGTTCACAGGTAGGACATACATTTTCTAAGTTCTCCATCTTTTTGATGATTTTTTGTCCTGAATTGACCGACCCCGATATAGCGCCTAGCTGTGACTGCAACTCATCATAAGAAATATGTTCGGATGCTTCAATTGCTTGAATCTCCTGTATGTTAATTTCTTTCAATAAACTTTTATACTGATTATTTTTAGAAATTTCACGATTTGTTGTTGAAATATTTTTAATTTCAGCCATAAGAGAACTATGTTCTTCTTCATCTTCCTCCGATACTTTCGGAAGATTTACAAGTTCTCTTGGGGTAGTGTCCGTCAGTTTGTTATTTTCCAACCATTTTTCAACTGTGGAAATGCGACCTTCAAGGTTTGCGTACTCTTGGTCAACTTCCTTAGAAGCCTCCCTAAAAATCTCAAAGAGATTGACATACTTTTCTAGCCCAAGTAAGTCTATCAAGAACTTTTTACGGTTCGCATCAGTAGCAGTGAGAAAATTCAAACTAGCATTAGGATGTTGATATACTACTTGCGTAAAAGTTTTAAAGTCTACGCCAATCACTTCTTGAATAGTCTTATAAGTATTCATAGCCGTATGGCTACCAATATCTTCTCCATTCTTAGTAAACTTTACTTTTAAGTTAGACTTTCGTTGAAGGTCGATCTCATACTCATCTGCTTCCTTACTAAATGTGAGGTGGATAGAGTATCCATTTTGTAACTCTCTATTCGGGATATCGGCTTTCTTGATACCTTTTGAGTTTTTATTAAATAGAACTTCTTCCAAAATGAGAGGAATAGAAGATTTTCCAGCGCCATTGTAACCCAATATTTGAGTAAGTCTGGTGGAAGCTAAATCGAGCTCATTGTCTTCTCCGTAAGAGAAACAATTACTCCACTTCAAGATTTTTAGCGTAATCATTATATAATCCTAATATTTCGGGAATTTTATCTTCTGCTATTTCTAGCACGTAAGTTAAGTATTCTACTAATTCTTCTCCAACGGAGAACTCTTTATCCAAAACAAGTGTTGCTTCAGAACTTCGTTTTACAACTTTTTTATCAAGAAGGTCACTGGAGCCTACTTTTGCTAAGTCTCCGAGATCTCCCTCTAGCTCGTAAATAACATGGTCATACAGCCCCGTGATCATATCATTGGGGTTACTAACCGTCTTACGAATAAGCTGTGGAAGTTCTAACTTTTCCCAATACCAATCCCAATCTTCCATTATAACTAGAACTCCAGTCTCTACTTTCGATCTATGAAAGCTAGTAGTCATTGGACTTCCAGGGTATATAATGTTCTTTTGGCAGTTAGAGTGGGAGTGTAAATCTCCTGCAAAAACTTTAGGAAAGCGAGCAAATCTATCTAAGTCTACCTCCGGAGTCACATGAGGGGGTATTTCACCCCTCACATGAGTAAAGACCGGATAGTCCTTATTTAGCATTTCAATAGAATTCTTCTTGTGTAGGTCACAATAAGGAAGAATACTAAAACCTCTTTCATCTTCGTATGCTTCGTCAATAATAGTAACCTTATCATTCAATGAATGAGTCACTTCTTTCAAAGCGGTAAAGAATGTTTTATTCTTTTTAGTTGCTTCATGGTTCCCATCGTAGATGAGAGTTTCAATCTGGCAACCTTTTACAAAGGTGAAATACAGTTCTAGTTCCTCGATAGTCGGAACTCTATCAAAAATATCGCCGCCTATAATATGCAAGTCAGCGTCATCCTCCAACAGATAAATCTGGTGAAAGAAGCTGTCATAGCGAGCACGTGCCCAGTTAACAGGTACGTTCTTCTGGCCTAGTTTTATATGCCAATCGGCGGAGAATAGTATTTTCATTACGCAATATCAAATTCATCTTCGATGCTTGCATCTGTGTTTGCGTCTGCACCTGCTCCGGCTGACGCAATGCGTTCCAACAACTCTTTCTGAGCGTCGGGAGTTGGTCTAGGGAGCAATTCATCAATGTTAGTGGAGGCAGCTACAGCAGTGCGCTCATCCTCAGTTAAAGGACGAATCCCTTTCTGACATTTCAGAGTTTGAAGAGTGTACTCAACATTATATACATTTGGCCCCGTCTTAGTGCGTTTGAAGTGAATATCCCAGCCAGACTCTACATCAGTAGGATCGCCAAGATCTTCGGCAGCAACTAAAATTTGATCCATTAGTTTTTTCTTGAGGTTGAACACTTTGGTTTTACCATCTGAAGGGTCAATACACTGTACAGAGTATGACCAGCCACATTTCAAATCAGGATAGAAATCTCTAACCCAATCTTTTTCAATGTTTACAAAAGCTTCTTTATTTCGGTCAAAAGATAAGCACTCCATAGGAATGTTTTTATCGTTCTCTCCTTTAACCCAGTAAATATACCGAGGAAGAAGGTCTCCGAAAATACGAACGCAGTTTTCTCCGTTCTTGTATGAAAATTGCTCTAGTGAGGACTTCTTAGCCCCTCCAGCAGATGATGTAAATTTAATACCCATAGTTATTTCCTTTTAGTGTGTGACTTCTTCCCAGCGAAAAAATATTTCATTGTTTACTAGAGATAGTAGTCTGTTGTTGTTAATGATTTTACTTGAAACAGGAGATAACTCCCACCGCAAGCTTAGTTTTGTTGTGGCTTGATATTCAGCAAAGCTGCGAAAACTAGCGAGTGCCACATACTGTGCTAGTTCACGGTCTTGAAACTTACTTCGGTTAGCTATAATTGGTTCAGGGTTACGCAAGAAACTATCCCCCGACCAGTCTTCTAAAGATAACTTATAGGTAATATCATACTTATTTCTGGGTAGAGTTGGGTATATTATATAGGCCATCAAAGTTACTATTAGATCAGGAGAGCCATTAGTTTCTTCGTATATCTTAGCCCAATTATAAAAAATCATCGTAGTATTCCAAAGTCTGACCGTATATTATACAGGGAAATAGCAAAAGTGTCAAGAACTTTTTTTCTTATAACTCCTTGAAGGAAATCTTATACTCTTGCTGCAAGTAATGTCCTAGACGTAGTTTTGCTTGCTTCTCTGCCGTTCTACCTTTTAAATTGATATCTACTATTACAGGGTCTAACTTTTCAGGGTACTCCCTAATAACTCGTCCTACAAGCTGTGTTAGTAGAGGGGTATTATTTACTGGAGTGGCAAGTATTAAACAACTAAGTGGATTAACACTAATACCCTCTGAGAAAATACTTTGAGTCCCTAAAAGAATGTCTATCTTCCCACTTTGAACTCTTTCTATTTTCTTCTCCCTCTCCGCTAGAGGTACTTCTCCAGTAATTAATTCACAATGTTCCCCAATAGTTTCTTTTACTCTTTTTAGAAAAGCAACTCTATCAGACAAAAGAAGCACTTTGTGTCCTCTCTTTCTATAAGCCGCAGCTAGAAAGCATACTAGTTTTCCGTACTCTTCTTGTCTAACCAAGTCATTAATTCTATTAGCCCAAGGTATCTTGGCCCCATCCATAAATCTTATTTTTGTTTGAATAACCTCTATAGTTGGTTCCATATAGTTTTCTTTAGGCGGAGTGAACTTAGTGTGCCCAAAGTAATCTGGCATGACAACGTGTCTACCATCTTTTCTCTCGACAGTACCTGAAAGTCCTATCTTATACCTAGCATAGCTGGCATCTATTAATCGGTTAAAAGTATTTGCGGGGATATGATGACATTCGTCAACAATTAAACATCCGAAAGTTTTTGTAATTTGTTCTTTAACCTTATATAAGGTCTGAACATTACCAACAACTATCGAAGAATCAATATCATACTTGCCCGAGCCTATAACTCCTGGTTCTATACCAAACACTTTTCGAATCTCTTTCTCCCACTGAGATCGTAAAGCCACTGTATGAGTTATAACAAGAGTCTTTTGTCCGAGTTTTGCAGCAATGGCTAAGGCTGTAAAAGTCTTTCCCCAAGATACAAAAGCATTTATAACAGCGTTATCATCTAACTTATCATAGACTTCCTGTTGACTATCTCTCAGGGGGAATCTAAACTCTGGGAAATCTACAGGAACTTCTACACGTTTGTCTTTGATTTCGTAGCCTGCGGGGATAAGATCAGACCTTCCAACAGGTATAGATATAAGGTTACTTCGTAGCTTCCTCAAGTTTTTTATATACTGAGGAGCAACGTCGCTTCTATAGCTATCTATTTTATACGTTAAAGCTTTATCTATATCCGCGAAGGCGGAGGGCTCTATGTCCATATAAATTCTGTTGGAGATTATTGCTTTCAACTTTTAGTCCACATCTCTTCTTCTAGGCTTCTTCTTATTCGTTCTCCTTTACGTTTTTCTATTACGAAGTTTTCTACTCCGGCTAATCTATCGGTCAAAGTGTCCAATCTACTTAGCACTTGCTCTAACTTTCGTGTTAGTTCATCAATAACTACATCTTGTTTCATACAATACCTTTTGTGTATTTCTCTGTAAGATAACTTTTCACAAAGTCACTTCTTACAATGTCTGAGATATCGAATTCAATAAAATCAAATTCATTCATATCTTTAATTATCTTCATAAAGTCTTTTAAGCCGCTATTTTTCAAGTCAGACTGGAAAAAATCTCCGCAAAAAATAATTCTACAATTCTTGCCTACTCTAGTAATGATACTGTCTAGCTCATGAAACGTCATGTTTTGACACTCATCCACGATAATTACACTATCATTAAAAGTTGTTCCTCGTATATAGGAAGTTGTTAGAAAATTAATAACTCCTTTCTGTTTTAACTGTCCATAGGGATTATCCCCACGACTAAACAATTCTTGCATAATACTTACATAAGGAGCTTCGTAGACTTTAGATTTTTCGTCCTCTGTTCCAGGTAGAAATCCCATTTCCCTTGTGGGGACGGCGCTTCTAACTAAAACTATTCTACTATATTCTTCTTTCTGTAAATCATCCAGTGCTAGATAAAGGGAAATAAATGTCTTACCGGTTCCTGCACACCCATGTAACATTAAATGTTTATTGGTGTCAAACACTTTGACCTGCGCCCTAGTTAAAGGCTCGATCTCTTTCAAATAGAAATTAAGTGCTGATAAAACGTCTCTCTTTGTATTCCTTCTTCCCATTAAATTTTCCTCTTGCTATCTACTAGCTTACCTTCTGATAAACCGTATAATAGCCACGGGCGAGAGTTTAAATATAAAACTTGGGCCCAGTTCATGGCTAAGGGAGGTTCTTTTACTATAAAAGCGAAATTTATTCCTCTCAGCCAAATTCTTGAATGAGTTTCTTGTAAGTCTTTTCTTACAATTTTTACTGACTTTATTTTTTCAAACTTTGTTTTTGCATAAGAAAATATAAAACCTCTATTATCTATTAGTACTGAAGGGTTCTCCTTTACTATATCTAGAAATTCTTCGTACGCATTAACTAGTCTTCTTTTCTTATGGGGCGTCTGCAGTCTTCGCTTCCCAAGAGTATCTCCAGGCTGATTTCTATCATCTATAACTAAGTCATTAACTAATAATAACCCGTCTCGAACATAAAAGTCTTCTGTGCCTAGAGAATACACAGGGAACTCTATACTACGAAATATCTGTCTATAGGTTAACGATACTACCATATTTTGTACTGAACTTACCCATTGAGTAGTCTTCACCAACTTCAAAATCACACCCTACAGGAGCACTGGAGATATAAATACCTCTGTCCTTCTGTATTTCTGTTTGTAATATCTTACTATATTCCTCTACTTCATCATTAGGAACTTCTGCAAGTACTGAATCGTGAACCAAAGCGAAGATTTTACTCTTCATATTTCTTTGTTTTATAATTCCATGAGCTTCTATAGCCCCTATTAAGTTTATATCGGAAGCAGCAGACTGAACAAGAAAATTAAGTCCCGATCTAATAGCGTGTCCTTGAACCCCTCTATTATCCGATTTAACGTCTGGCAATCTTCTTTTTCTACCGAAGTGAGAATAGATATAACCTTGACGTTTGATAGTTTCTTTTTGTTCTTCAAGCCACTCTTCAAGCCTCCAGAAAGCACCAAAGTATTCCTTGATGATCTGCCTTGCCTGAACAACGGATAGCTTGCCCCCATCCTTAGTAACCTGCTCACTAATTTTATTCGCTCCAGCTCCATACATGATACCGAAGGTCACAGCTTTAGCAGCCTGTCTGTAAGTTGTATACTTCTCTGCCACCTCTTCAACTTCGCAGTCTAGTTTAAATACTTTGTGAGCAATTGTAGAGTGAAAGTTTCCTCCAGATCGAAATACATCTTGAAGCTCTAAGTCATCCGCCAACACAGCGGCGACATATACTTCGGCAGTTGTTAAATCCATCGCAACAATCTTATGTCCTTCGGAAGCACGAATGCAGCCCTTAATAATAGGATTGTCTCTAGGGAGTTGTTGCATATTCAATTTACCACTAGAAGATAGTCTTCCCGAAGTAGTCCCATGAATATTAAAGTTGGTTCGTAAGTGACTATCTCTGTCTAGTTGCGGAATAATCTTATCAAGATAAGTATTCTTAATCTTAGTTTTCTTACGAACATCTAAAATTAACTGAGGAATCTCGTGCTGAACGGAAAGTTTCTCTAGTACTTCTGCGTTAGTAGAATTTTCGCCTTTGTCAGTCTTAATCCCGGTAGGCTTTAAACCAACATAGTCGAATAATAACTTACGTAATTGCAGTACACTGTTAGGGTTAAACTCTTTACCTTCAGCCACTTGAAAAGCTACTACGCCTACATTACTCTGTAACTTGTCTACAGCTTCCGTAATTTCCGTAAACATAAGATCTTGACTAGCAACTAGCCTTTCTTTGTCGAAGGGTACTCCGTTATCTTGTACGTCTATAAGAAATCTACAAGCAGGAAGTAAAATATTATCATATACACGTTTTAAATTAGGGTTGCCTCTTTTTAGTGCATTTTCGAACTTCTCAAAGATAGTGAAAGTAGCACAGGCATCAATGGCAGCATAAGTCTGCATAACTTCGAAAGGAATCCACTCCCATTTGAAATCATCTTTTAATACACCATGTTGTTTACGATAGTCGTCCATCCAAGTATACATAGGTTTTTCATAGTCTCCGTACTCCGTATACTTCATAGCGAGCATCTTCAGGCCGTGAGTGCCTGGATTCTCGTCAAGCATATAGTGCATGAGCATTGTGTCTTCAAAACGAGGTATACTCACGTTGAAATGATACTCAAACATTGGAATATCGAATTTAGCATTGTGGAATACCATACGTTTCTTGTCAAATAATTCTTGTAACTTCTCTTCTACGGATTCATCAATAGTATCGGCATTAATATAAGCACCTGCATCAAGTTGATAGCATAAGCTAATACCAAGAATATACCCATTCCTAGGGTACAGACCAGTAGTCTCTGAGTCGATTCCGATATAGTCGAGGGGCGAGTCAATACATCTTTGAATGTAATCCAAAGTTCCTTCAGTCGTTGTAATACCGACAAATTTTTCGTCATTTATCACGGCCTTCTTCTTAGTACCCGACACGTATCCTATAATACTTGTCTGGGCAGTTTCCCAAATCTTTTTAGCTTCTGGCTTAAAAGACAGCATGGCAGGACTGATAATAGGTAAAAATTTATCATCTACAATACTTCCTGCATACTGCATAACTTGAGTTACTTTTGTGTAATGTTTTAGGGGTTCTGAGCCAACAAGGATTATCCACTCGTAGGCATCCGTATCCAATTCGAGATCCACATCTTTAGCTAATACTTTAGATATGTCAGGATTGGAACTTAAAGAGAAACGATCAAACTCAAACTCATTATCGAATAAGCGAACATAATCGTGTCTACTTGGTTTTGATTCAATCAAGGCTATACTAGCCATATAGTTTTCTCCGTAACTCTGTTACTTCAGTTTGTGTAAGGTCTCCAGGATCTCCTGAAGCCAGTCTTATCTCATTAACTGGAAACATTCCAGCTATTTTTTTAATTTGTTGTGCAGCTTCTTTACCTGCCTTATCAGCATCAAATATTAAATCTATTGCGGATACACCTGAAATTTTAAGATCATTCAATTTATTTTCATTAAAATTCTTCACTCCAAAGCAGCATACTGCATTATCTAGTCCTTTATCATGTAAGTTAAGCATGTCAAACAAGCCCTCTACTAAAATGATGCGGCCCTGAAATGGGCGGGCTAGCGGGAACAAAGGAACCTTAACTCTTGCAGGGTAGAAAAGATACTTTCTATCTCCGTCTATAGTATTTCTTCCTTGAAAAACTACTATTCTGCCACTTGCTTCTCTAATAGGGAAGTTTATCCTACCCGTAAAATGGGGGGCGTGGTGGTGAAAAGCACCGAACTTTTTATAAGTCTCGGGGGATATATTTCTGTAGTTTCCAATATAAGAAACATAGCCCTCTGGCATGTCAAGACCAACGCCAGAAGATCTTAAGTTAGTCATAAGTCTTCTCAGTTGCTCCCTCCTTATCTCTAGCTCGCTATAGTCTACATCATAGTGTCTGAACAAACTACCTTTGAATCCACATGAAAAACAATTAAACATGCCCAGTACTTTATCTATTCTCATACTAGGACTGCTATCATCATGCTCAGGGTTGAGACATCTTATTAAGATATCTTGTCCAGCTACTTTATAATATATACCTCTTTCTTCTAGTAAGTCTATTACAGCGCTCATGATATTTCATAGTCCTCTTCTGCTTCATTTTCACTAGGTACTTGCCCAGTCTCTGGCCCAAGTTTTAGATTAGCCCAATCGATTTTAGAAGTAAAACTTCGTTCCTCTGCGTTCCTCATCTTAACACAATTAAAACTCATTATATCATGTTCTTTTTGATGGTCATCAAGCACATAAGCAGCATCCATGGAGTCAAGAATACCTTTAGCAAACCTAGTCTCACCAGAAGTATCAATTTGATACGCAGTTACCATCAATATATTATAATCTTGAGCATAAGTTTTCAACGCCTTACTTACTTCTATCTGTTCTGTCCAATCATACTGACCCATTCTAGGGTTGAAGTTGGCACTCCTTTTTACCTGATTAATATAATCCACTATTACCATCTTAGGCTTTAGTCTAGTGATCTTTTTATCTAGTTCTGATCGTATATTACTCAGGCTAAGAGAGGGACTATATATAATATCTAGCTGCGTTTCTCTTAGTGGCTGACGAGATAGTACGTTATGAAACTTGTCAAAGTCACGGGTTTTTAAATAATTGTCAAATAATCTTTCCCCGTCTTCATATCTTTTAGCCCACCAATGTGCTACGGATTCCCATTCTTTTATAGAAAGATTTCTTTTTCTTAAAGCTTCTTGGGGAACTCCTGTGGCTATAGAACAACATCTTTGCATAATCTCTCGACCTTCCATCTCTATCGTAAAATACAAGACCGAGTTACCTGCCTCATAAGTATTTACAGCAAGATTAGAACAAAGCAAGGATTTACCCTTACCTTTTTGCCCCCCAAAAGCAATATACTGCTTTGGGCCAAAAGTTTGGACTCTATCGAAATCTTGATTTATACCTAGCGCTACATAGTTGTCCAGAGAAGTCTGTGGCTCGAACAAAGACATTTTTTGCATATTGTTTTCAATAGGCTTTAGGTCTACCTTCTCTTCGATATTTAAAACCATTTCCTGCAAGTATTCAAGGTTCTCAGCCGCAGATTCAGTAGCAATAGTATTGGTAAGAAATTTTTCTAACCCATCCATAATCTCTAGCTGGGTATACTCATTCTTTAGGTACTCTAGTAAAGTAGCCCCATCTATATCTAGGTCTTCTACTTTCTCTAGCGCCATGAATTTGTTGCGTAAAGGAGAGTCCCTTAGTGATATTTTTAGGTCGTTAAAGGTGGGAAGTCTACTATGATCCTGCACATAGTCATCTACGCAGGCCCATACTGTTTCATACTCTGTTGGAAAATAATTTTTCTGGCAATTCGACCAAGTTTCTACATCGCCTTGCACGATAATAGTCTTCAGTAAAATGCTTGCCAGATTCAATTACTCTCTCCATATATAATTTATAGCAATAAAAAGCCAGAGTGGGGCCTCACGCCCCACCCCAGCAGGGGGAACTAAGGGATTAGCCCGCAGCTTTTGCTGCTTTTGCTGCACCATCATAGTTAGAGGCTGTAAGTCCGCGACGAGTCAACATAGTCTTGACACCTCGGGCAGTCTTGCCAATTTGCTCTGCAATCTCTTCTACAGATAGGCCAGCTACATCAACTCCATCTAAAGGATCAACACGGCTTGCAGCCTTGCTTTCCTTCTGTGCTGGAATGGACGAGATGGAACCTTGACGTAAAAGTGACAAAGCTTTACCACGTACTTGATTTACTGTTCGGCCAAGAGCCTCTGCGATATCTTCTAAGAAAGCACCATCGCTTGCGTGAGCAACGAAAGTGGTTTCTTCTTCAGGAGTAAAAGAACGAATAGCTTCTGCCTTAGGCTGCTTTTTAACGTGCTCTGTAAGCTGCATAGATAACAGCTTGCCCTGAATTTGCTTAGAAGAAAATTCGCCATCTTCAAAAGCTTCTGCGATTTGACCGTAGGTATAAGTACCTGCGTTATCAACAACAAAACTATTGAGAGTAGCTTCTTGTGCTTCAGTAAACGCACGAGTAGCTACAGAAGCAGAAGATTCTACTTCGTGACCCATTTTACGCAGCTTAGAAGCTACAGAACGGGGTGATGTTTCAAGCTGGTCAGCAGCTTCAACAACCGTAGGATAAGTTACTGGGGATTCAGCACCTACGAAATTAGTAAGAGTCGCTGTGCGCTCATCAGTCCACTTTGGAATTGCCATAAATTTAATTTCCTAATAATTGGTTAAGGTTTGTAATGATAGAGACTCCATTGTCTCTAGCTTTTTTGGTTTTTGAAGATTCTAGTCCACTCTCGTTTATTAGGATGGTTACTTCTCTAGTCAAAGAGGGTTTTGTAATATATCCTTTGCTAATGAGAGCTTTCTCTGCTTCTGCTTTTGTTTTAAAAGATGTCAGTTTTCCACTAATGCACACAACACCTTTAGGCTCAATTACAGATACTACTTCATTTGATTCAAAAGAAAATGGTAGCCACTTGTACTCACGGAGAAACAAGGTATTGTACCAGGCCAGCAAATTATTGCTTGCCTTAGGGCCAAGCCCCGCTTTAGTACAAGCGTCTTCATTTAAATCATAGATACTACTTATTACTGCGCATAACTTAGAAGAGGCCGATCTTCCTATCAATGGAATAGAAAAAGCGGGTAGAATTTCGGAAAGACTAGCTTTCTTGGATTCTTGTATCTCTTCAAGAAGCTTAGTAGCAAGTTTCTCGGAGTTAAGAGACTCTACCATCTCACCCAAACTCAGCTCATATATTTGTGGTATTGAAGTAATTCTGAGTTTCTGGATTGAAGACGGCCCTAGTCCTTTAATTTTCAAAGTAGATGAGAAGTGTTCGATTAACTTATAAGTCTTAGACTCACAAGAAGCATTGTAACAGAACAACTGATCGTTCTCCCACACCAGAGGTGAGGAACAACTCGGACAGTGTGTTGGTGCTACAATTTCGTTCAAAAGACTTTCTCCTACATTTGAATAGATATTATACGGGGTTTAAGTTGAAAAGTCAAGAACTATTTTTTGCGGGTATAGCTAAAATAATCTCTTTCTTTATTTCGAAACACTCGGTGTACCCGCCAAAGTGGTGCTCGGGTACATACTTATACTGTTTATATTCTTCGTGCAATGCTTGTTCTAGCGTCCATACATTAAAAAGTGAGTCGTGATAAGTTCTCTGTATACGAATATCATATCCTTTGAACCCACGACTCCTCTTCAACACATCTTTCCAATTCCTTCCTGAAGCGATGCCTATCTTGAGACATTCTCGCTTCATAGTGCGGGTATTAACCAGTACTACGCAATAGAGTACCCCCTCACGGGTAGCTTCTTCAGGATGATTCTGAAAATAAGTAAGGTTATAAACTCCACTCATCTAATAATTTTAGGGAACTGGATAACATTGTCGTTAGTTTTATCTTCTACAGAATCGCTAGACTCTGATACATAAATAATACCATCTTCAACGTCTTCTAAACGCTTCTCAAATTCTGGGTCAAGATATGCTTCTAAAGCAGTAATCCAGCCTCTCAGAATCTTTTCACGAGTTTCTTGTTTGATCGACCAGAAATAATCGTATAAGCCTGTGGCTGATACATAATGATTTCCGTTGTCCTTCAGACCAACCCACCCAAAAATGTTCTCGTCTTCAGTATCTCTATCATCAAACATTCACTTCTCCTTCTATGCGTCTCACGACTCTTGGTATAATTTCACCGGATCGAATTACTTCGACAGTACATCCTATCTCAAGGTTAAGCTCGTTGATATACCGCATATTATGTAATGTGGCACGACCAACAGTAGCTTCTCCAATGAGTACAGGCTCTAGGATAGCAACGGGGGATACCACTCCGGATTTCCCCACTTGCCATATCACATCAAGTAGTCGTGTAACGACACCTGGAGGTTTTTCTTTCAAAGCAAAGGCACCACGAGGATGGTGAGAGGTGTAACCCATCTCTTCATACTCCGCATTGTTATCAACACGAAACACTAACCCATCCTGTGGGTATCCTGTCCAATCGGATGCAAGAACAGTGTCGAAATTGTCCGTAGAGAGATTCGACATGTCTTCCGTCCACAACTTTTCCACACGAGGCTGAATATCATAAGCCACGAAGCGAACTTCTCGGGTGAGAAACTCTTCTTCAGACTTGAGATTCAACGCACCAGAAGCATAGTTTCTAGCGTTAGGAATAGTCTCCGGGGCAACAACTTCTCCCGTAATCTGAACAACACCCTTACGAGTGATGCTAGTAGGGACAAGATGTTTAACTTTATTCATAATATTTCTACCCTTCCTACCATTACCCCGAGTAAGAGCCAGCACTAATTCACCATCGTAGTAGCCCAGCGAAACCGCTGCTCCATCTAACTTGGGTGTGATTATTGTTGCTCCTGCCGTGTGGTCGTAAGGAGGGTGTTCTTCACCTACAAATGCTTTCTGCAAGCTATACATAGGATACATGTGATCGAACTCAAAGAATTCGTCACTATAACCTACTAAAGCGTAGTCAGCATCTGCGGCAAGAACATCAAACTCAGCGTCAGAAATTATGGGGTTGCCCTCATAATAAGCTTTGGCTGCTTTGGCTAGAAACATATTAGTCATAAATACCTTGATTTAAAAAGAATATTATGAGGGCATTTCGGTAAAATGTCAAGAACTATTTTTGATATAGCTCTCGAATAATGTCTCCGAAATGTTCCTCTAGTACTTGTTTACTCTCTGCTAGAGATAGAATCTCCGCCATAGCAATAAACAATTCTTTTGAGGTTTCGACTTCAAGAGGGATAGAAAGACCTTTATTAGAGGGCTTCCACTCTTCATCAAAATCGAGAAAGTACTCCCGAAAATGAAGATATTCTTCCTCTCGAAACTCATTCACCGTTAGGCGAACCTGTCTATAAGGTTCAGATACGATAATTTTCGAGTATGCGTCCATCAATCATTCCTCAGCACTGTGGATAAGGGCACGACCGATGTAACATTGTCAGCTTTCATAAGGCGAAAGGAATCTGTATCCCAACAAAACATTAGGACAGTTTCTTCATCTTCTTTCGCTCTATTTTTCTTGTCTTGAATATAAGGAGTGGAGAAGTCAATAGTACAAACATTGTACTTTGTCTTACGGGAGTTTGGGCTCCTATAAGTTATTACTGCATCTCCAGCACTCGTTATTTTCTTTCTTAGCTCGTCTTTTTTCACTTGTTACTCCAGTATTACGTGAGCAAAACCTCTTTTGCTTCATTGTAATATCGTGAACTAACAGTGGTTGCCCCACGAAGATGGCTGAGCGGCTAAGCGCAACCAAGCTTCGTGGGGACTTTTTATGCCGCTACTTTAGCGAGCGCGTCGGCAAAATACTGGGCAGCTTTGCCCGTCAGCTTAGAAACAATATCTTCGTCAATAGCTACACCAGCATCTGTAAGAGCTGCTGTGAGTGCTTCTTGAGCACCAGCCTTACTGATTCGAGTTCCACCAGTAGGGGCAGCTTTAGCACCGCCACTAGCAGCAGGAGTTTTCTTAACATATACCCCAGCTTTTGTTAGAATCATTCGTACACCGTTAGGGCTTTCACCCATTTCTTCGGCAATACTTTTTACAATTTCCATACTATTTTCTGGAGTTGGTTCTTCGTTCGTGTAGGCTTCGATAGCCTGTGCTTTAGATTCGTCTGTCCAAGGCATCTTTCTGCTCCTGTTAGGTTTAAATGGTAGACCGGCAGCATTGCCTGTCTGGTCAAGTTGTCTCATGTAAAAATTGTAGCCCACTTTTTTTGGTCTCTTCTCAATCTTTGAAAACATATTATAAGGGCTTTAGATAAGTATGTCAAGAATAATTGTCTCTTATGTACTCAACAATATTTTTATAATAGTTCTCGCTACGGAATATAAAAATTAGAAAAAATATTGGGGCAAGGGCAGTTACTAATACAATAGTAGTTGCGTAGTACACAAAACTTTCGGTCATACCTAGAGTAAGTTGAGCGGCACGAATAGCTTTAATTTGTAGCCACATTACACAAAGCACTGTGGTAATACAAAATATAGCATAGTAACTAAATGCGTCCAGTATTAATTCCATAAGTTTTCAAATGCTCCAATTTACCGAGATCATACGCGGGAACAAAAGCATTATAGCCTCCCCCAATATTGTCCTCGTTACTTAACTCTCTTATCCATACACGATAACAGGCTCCGTAACCTTGTTCGTGTTTGGCATCAAGAGTTGCCATTACTTCACACGAAGTGTGGTACTTGGCTGACCAAGCAACTTCCCCAACAGAAAAATCGCTTGAGGTACACTCATCAGGAAGATATTCTACCTCGTATCGTTCATCTCCGGCTACCCTTCCAGGCACGCCTAACGTCTCCACAATGTTTTTGACAAAGGAGACAGAGCGAAATATTCTTCTAGCAATGTCAGTAAAACTTTGGCCTACTAGGTAAGACTCTACGATTTCTGCAATTTCAGCATTGTCAGCGGGTCTGCCACGCTTCTGGGCTTTTCGGGTTTTTCTATACTCTTGGTCGCTCTCATAATCTTCAATAACTTTAGTAAGGCGACTGGTATTATAGCTAATATTAAGAATACTACACGCTTCTTTTTTTGTAATCGGCTTTTCCGCTGACAAAAGTCGTATAACCTTTTTAATGTTTGCATCAGTTAGATTTTCTCCTTCTTGTTTTTTAATACCTCTTCTCATTTATGCTGCCCTTGTAATTCGTTGTTCATAGTCTGCGAAGTCTTCATCCCACCAGTAAGGCTTATCTCTATACTTCCAGCTTGCAAAAGTAGCTTTGTCAAGATGGTAGTAGCGTCGATAAGATTCTACTGGGTCGTCATAATCTTTTAGTTCCTCTGGCATTGCAAGCCCAAAGGTGGTGAAGCCTAGACGTAGCATTCTCTTAGGCTCTGGTAATTTATTTACTACTTCGGCTATAGATTTGTGGTCTTTGCCATAGCGGTAACGATATTCTTCGTTAAGTGCATTACCGTAGCAGTGAGTCCATTCATGGTTATCTAGAGAAGACCTCGCCCATATTGTGCAAGGATGATTATACATCATTGGTAGGTACGGGGTTAAGGGTCTTTCCTCTGAAGGAAGATGTTTGATTTCTGCCTTTAGACCGTTAAGATAGTCTCGTTCTGGTTTATCTAGTGCACGGGGCACGAAGCCTAGATACTCATCAATCCATATGGAGGTACAAAGTATCTGGGCTACTTCCAGAGGCATTTTAACAATGTGTTTATCGACGTGAAACTCGGCACAACGGTCGAGGTCATCGTCAAGGTAAAATAAATTCATAACACACTCTTTTCACAATTTCCATAATTATAACAGTTGAAGAAAAAAATGTCAAGAACTATTTTTGCCCTCAACTACCAGTGATGCAGTGTATTAGCAATTATGAAGAAGCAGGTAACAAAGTTTACTAGAACGAGAATGCTACGAAACAGCATAACGTGATTGTCGTAGCCTTCTGTTTTATCATCGCTAAAAGAACCGATAGCAAACTTCCAGATTGTAGTTAGCTTACGCATAATCCTGCTGCTTCATTTTGGTTAGGCGTTTCTGAACCAAATCCTCCAGGTTACTGCCCTCTACATGGTAGGCATCTTTAAGGATTCTAATCATGGCAATAACATCCGCCATTTCTTCCGTAAGATTTTGTAGATACTTAGGATCCTCTTCAGTTCCGTGTCTTAATACTTTAGAACACGCCCTAATTAACTCGCCACATTCTTCCATTGTAATTACTAGCTGTTTCAATTTATTCAATTCCATTTGTGTATTCCATTAGCTCTTCGAACCCTCCGATGCACGTTCCATCTACAAAAATCTGAGGAAAGGTTTTAAATTTAACCTTTGCCCACAGTTCCATAATAGTATAGTGATCGTCTAGGTGATAATACTTATAATCTAGTTTAAGGTTTTTGCATACGTTCTGTGCTTCCACGCAGAAGTTACAGTCCATCTTCCCATAAATCTCTATCATAGGTTTCTATTTTTTAAGAATGTAATGTACTCAGGCCATCTAAACAACCCACCCCTTATATGGCAGTAGAACAGTCCGTTATAGGGAGCTTTACTGACATCTTTCGCAAAATTTAATTGTGTCTGTCTCATAGTTTTTCCTTATTGTTGTGGCGCAAAAATATCATCTCTCATTAGCCTGTCTATTTTTACATAGTTAAATGTTTCCTTCATCCATTCTACTACCTTAGGAGCCCCTCCTAAAGAACCTCCGAAGCCTGGAATGAGTCCTTTATTCTCAAGCACTATTATTGGTTTACATAAATTTATAGTGTTTACAGCTCCTTTTAGAGCCTCTACTTCCGATCCTTCTATGTCAAACCATATTAAATTAACATTTCTTAACTCCAAAGAATCAAGGGGTACCACAGGTATACTTCCTGTATTGGACATATGTATTTGATTTGCACCATGATTTTTACTGTCTATAACTACTTTATCCGCAGTGCCTTTAGCAGAACCCAGACCCATTCTATGTAGCTCTATACTTTTAATATGAGGCCTATCTGCTAGGTTTTGTTGAAAAGCTTGATAAGTTTCAGGAATAGGTTCAAAGGTTATTACTCTTTGAAAATATTCTGATAGTTTTATAGGGAATAATCCCGCGTTCCCTCCAGCCTGAACTACTGTATTCTTAGTTTTTACCAGGTCACAAATTACTTGCCCCTTCTGAGTCCATTCATTATAGACCGCAGGAGGAGTAGCTTCGTCTCCGTCTGGGAAGTATAAATCTCTATATTTTTGCATAAGGTTCCTTATTTAAATAAAGTTGTATTTTTGACATAAGATCGGGTGTTTTCTCTAGGAAGCCTAGCAGGGCGTTACATGAAGGGCAAAGAATGCCTCTAACTTCTCCTGACCCAAAATGTTGGTGATCTATAACAGCGCTTTTCCCTACTCCTGAATGGAGGGGGTATTCCTTAGTCTCACAGATAGCACATTTATGATCTTGTCTCCTGTACATTTCTCTTTGTTGTAAGGTATTTAACCCATACCTTGAAATACCGTTCCTACATCTCTTACATTTATTTGATACGTCGAATTTAGTTTCTTCATCCGTAGCAAAGCAAAATTGGCATGTTTTCATTTTTTATATCCAAATAAGTTAAAGTCTATTCCGGCCCATTCTTGTACTTTCTCTCTCCTTTCTTCACTAAGTAAAGTTTTCCAGTTAATATGGTTATTTTTATGTAGGGTAGGTAGTAGAACAGGCTCGGGTATAATATTTTTACTCACTAAATCTTGTAATAATGACTCTTGTTTTATATGGGTATCCCACCCAATAGGCTCCAGGTACTTCCACAGAGGAAATAGTCTAAAAACATTGTCGTCTTTAGTATAAGAATCTTCACTTAATAGACTAATATGGTGGTCTAAAAATATATCAAAGTTTTCCTCTGTGTGTTCATTAGGAGTGCAATTAGGCACAACTTTATCAAGAACTCCTCTAGCTATATGATAGAAATAGTGACTGACTATTCTTGAGTAGGGGTTCCTAACACTAACTATCTTTTTATAGTTTTTCGCTTCGTCAGGTATGTCTCTGCAATGCTTCTTGAATTTATTAGAGCTGCTGTACATATAGCTACTGATATAAATCTTCTGTAGTACGGCCTCTATAGTGGAAGACGCAGTTTTTGGGGGGTCTATATAGACCATATTTTTTTGTTTAACTATTAACACCAGTACTTACCTACATGTTGTAAAGTCTCGTGGGGGTCTGGTTTACCATGATATAGTATAATTTTACAATCTTTAGGGATATGAAACTCAGGGCTTAATATTTCAAATTTATAGCTCCTAACCCACTCTTTTGGGTACACCACCGCTATTTCTTTGGAAACCTGAGTAATCCAGGCTTGATCGCCCCACAACTGTTCAGCGTACTTTTTATGGAAAGAAGTAAAAATAGTGTTCATGGTTCCTACAGTAAAGTTCATTATAGAGGAGTTAAATCCATTAGCGGGAAAATAATCTGCTAGTATAGAAAATTTATTAGTAGTATCTAAACAATCTATATTGTCTACAATCACTAAGTCTAGGTCTAGAGTTATTACTCTTCCTTGAATAAACTCTTCTAATAAGGGATGGAAAAAACATATCTTGTGCCACCAGCCAACATAATCTTGTTCCAGTAAAGGAACTATATTTATGCAGGGGTTGATACCTTCCGAATTGTCTGTCATGCAATAAAAATTAAATTCTTTAGAATAATGTCTCTGCACCATGTTATATAATATGTTTACATAGTCTACAGAGTATTTATCCCCCCATTTTAAACATAAAAAATTAATCATTTGTTAGACTCTGTAATGCTTCCTCTAAGTCCATATACTTGAACATCGTTAAAGCAGAATTGGGGGTACAGTTTATTATTCTTTCTTTTATTTCTGGTTGTATAGTGCCATAGGCCTTTACAAATTGAGGATAGGGGCTTACTTTAGTTAACCCGTCTGCGTGCTCTCCAAAGAAGTGAGCTTTACTCTCTACTCTTTGCATGTTGTAACCTACTAACAATAATTTAGTACAGCCCATTAACAGAGCTAGATTTAACATCTGGAAGCCTGAGTTAGAGCCGTAGTGTATTAGATTACGGGATAAGCTTACTCCAGGAGCGTGCTTTCCAGGAGTAAATCTAAGATTATAGGTATTTCTTATGTCCTCGTTTGGGCACTGTGACCAACTATTTAGGGCGGGAAATCTTCTTCTAAACTCCTCTCCCTTCATAAGCCACCATTTGTCATCACAGGCATAATGCTCGTCCAGAAAAGGAACGCGTAAAAAAGCATCATTACAGGCAAACGTAACCACTAAGTGTTTATATTTTTTTAAGGTTAGAACAACGTCTTCTGTAAGAGAGGGCCCGGTCGCAACTAGAACAGCGGTTCTGCCGGGGTATTTTTCAGGAATGAACATTAATAAACTCTTCTTTAAGTTAGATTATAAGTAAAAAAAGCCGGACATTTCTGCCCGGCCTACCGTTATTAAGCAGAAACGTAGCTTACGGCCATATATGCTAGCGGTGCTGTTACACACACTAGAATTTGAAATACAGCCTCAAGTACATCCCACTTATCTTTTACGAAGTTCTTCATTGAATTCTCCAAGTTACCCAATAGGTATAGATGTGGGCTTACTAGAGGGCGAATACATTAGATTTATCTGTAACATTCCATCTTCCATAATAGCTTCGACAACCTCTAAGGTGTTATCAAGCTTAAGATTCTTCTCGAAACTTTTACCGGAGATGCCCTTATGAATCCATTCTTTTCCACTGCTATCTTCTTTCTTATCTCCACGAATGGAGAGAATACGGTTGTGAACGTTCACTGATACTTGTTCTCGTTTCCAGCCTGGTACTGCTACATGCACTATGTAACCGCTGGGAATTTTTTCAATGTTATAGCGTGGATACTCTGGAGTCTGCTGATGCTGTGCATACATGGGACTGTTAATTAAATTGTCGAAACCGACAAAAAACCTATCTAAATCTATTTTATTCATAGTTTTCTCCTTATAAGAAAGAATACCTGCCCCTTTCGGAAGCGTAACAATCGTTTTAATTTACGGATTTGAAAAAGACACAGTTAGACTGGTATCAATTTCAGAGTATATTATATCACCTACACCAAAATGTGTCAAGAAATTTTTTTGCCCGACTACCTTCGGCTAAATAATTCTTGACACAAAAGCCGTAACATCGTATAATATATACTTAATCAGAGGAGATTGTATGAAAGTAAACCTAGTTTGGATTACCCCCAAAGCCATGAAAGTCATTGCATATTGTGCGAGGGTTAGTAATCCAGCAAATCAGGACAATGAGAGAACAGCCCCGAAATTGCTGAAGTATCTTAAAAAAGAAGCACACTTCAGTCCCTTTGAAATGGCAAGCGCTTGCATTGAAATCGAGACTACGAGAGATATTGCTCGCCAGATTCTGCGGCATCGCTCTTTTAGTTTTCAGGAATTTAGTCAACGCTATGCAGACCCTACCCAAGCATTGGATTTCTCTACGAGAGAAGCTAGGCTACAAGACCCCCGGAATAGAC